ATGATTACCCAACGGCCAATATAACTTAGCACCTTTAGCTACAGCTTCAATTTCACCTAGAAAGTATTGACAGGCTTCAAGTTCTTCTTTAACAGTTGGTATTTTGTCCCAATCACCTCTAGGAAATCGACTAATGGAAGCCCCATCCAATGCGTCACCGTTACAAACAATGGCGGTAGGCTTGTATTCTTTAATCATTTCTAACAACGCTTTAAACGCTGTTGTAGTTTGGTCAGGCCAAAAGTGAGCGTCAGAAAATACAATGACACGCCCTTTTTCTAAATCCATACCCCTACGGGTATTCCCTACTGTTTGTTCTGTTTTTTTGTAATCGTTTACTCGTTGATCTTTAAAGCTAGGAAGGGGTATTTGAAGTCTTGTTTCTATTGACCGTCTGCGGTTATATACTGCTCTTTCAGACATTGCATGGATTTTGGCAAAAGATAATGGAGAGCCTATCTTGTTCCATTCATCTATAAATTGTTCATCCGTTAAATAATAGCCGCCCATTTATAGCCTTTATAATGATAAAGTTAGCCAATACTAATCTATTTTAATGGAAAATCAATGACATACGCACGAATTGATAGTAACCACAAAGAAATAGTGGCGGCATTAAGACAAGTTGGTGCTACTGTAGTGTCACTTGCCGCTATGAAACATGGATGCCCTGACCTACTTGTTGGCTATGCTGGCGAAACTATGCTCATGGAAATAAAAAGAAATAGCAAGTCCCGTTTCACACCTGACCAAATAGACTTTATGGGTAAATGGAAAGGCGGTGCAGTCAGTCGTGTGGATAGTGTGGATGCCGCATTAAGAGCACTAGGAGTAATCAAAAAAGTGTTATAAAATACACTAAAAGGAGCGTTTCATGGAAAAGTCGATGGCATTATTTCTAGCAACATTGCTACATTCGGGTACAAACACCCACTTTTTCCATTGGGCTACCAAGTCCTACGCTAAACATAAGACACTCGGCCATTTTTATGAAAATATTATCGATCTGACCGATCAGTTGGCCGAGTGTTATTTCGGCATCTATGGGCAGATTACCCAGTTTCCTAGCACATACCACCAGCCTAAAGAACCGCTGGCATACCTACAATCCTTACAATCTTTTGTTAAAGATGCCCGTCAAGATTTGCCACAAGATTCAGAGATTGTGCAATTGATTGACAATATTGCCCAAGAGATCGACACAACCATCTATTTACTTAAATTCAAGAGCTAATTGTGCCTATTACTGATTTTGAGAAGTATTCTCATTTAACATCAGACAATCCCAATTTGACTGCTGATTATAAGCCGTTAAATTTTGACGCTCTTATGAAAGCTGGTGCTTTTAGAGTTACGCATCAAGGTTTAAATGGTGGCAATTACAACCCAGACCCAAAAGCAGGGTTTTCCCTAGTATCAGGTTATAACGATGCACTTGGCGGCAATACGCCCCAATGGAAAGACAACCCAACAGCTTATCCAATAGTTCAAAATATGTTTCAAAATGCTCCTGAAAACCTAGGTGCTCATAAATATCTGCAAATTATTGAATCTGCTAAAGATTTAGGTTTGACCCCTGAACAAATTTATGCTCAACCAAGCCGTAAACAATTAATTGAACAACAATTTAACCAATTACCACAGGAATAATCATGCCATTAGACAAATCAGGATCAGCCGAATCGGTTGGAAAAAACATTAAAGCTGAGGTCAAATCGGGTCGTTCTAAAAAACAGGCTCTTGCTATTGCCCTTAATGTTGAGCGTGAAAACGCCAAAGGTGAACGCAAAGCCAAGTTAGAAGATGCTTATGCTAAATATGTAGAAGAAAAAGCGTGAAAAACGGTCTTTACGCCAATATTCATGCCAAGCAAGAGCGAATCAAGCATGGTTCGGGCGAGAAAATGAACAAGGTCGGCAGTAAAAACGCCCCAACCGCCCAAGACTTTAAAGAATCTGCTAAGACTGCAAAGCCACGCAGACAGATGATTTCTGACGCTATGAAGGATATGTAATGGAACACATGAACCACAAGTACCCTAAAGGCAACGCTTTATTGCGTGAACATAAGCAATCTACGCTAGAAAAGAACCAGCAACAGCGTTTAGACCGCAGAAAGCTGATTGCCAATAAACTTAAAGACTTAGATAAAGAGGTTAAATAATGCCTACGCTTGCTGAAATTCTTAGAAATTTTCAACCACCAACTGAATCAGCTTTAGCTGACCCAATTGTTGAGCATTTTAAAAAATTGCCACAAAAAACGGCTCAAAACGCAATAGCAATGAATGAAATGGTGCAAAACGCCATGCCGTATAACCCGCAAACGGGTCAATTTGAAACAGGGCCAACATTTTCAGAATTTGTTAATGTTGTGCCAAATATGATGGGTGTAACAAAAGCTATTAAATCAGGTGCTAATTTAATTCCTCAAGCATACAAAGAAGCATTTGCAATGGAAACTAAAACAGGTTACAGACCTAATGCATCTGAAATGGATAAAATTATGAAAATCCAAGAAATGATGGCAAACGAAAAAGCATTAAGAAAAGAAATGCTTGCAAAGAAAATTAACAACTTAAAAGAATAAGTTATACTTAAGCATCATTAACTAACTACTTGGTTAAATATGCAAATTAAAGAAGTCGCTGTAGATAAGCTAATCCCTTACGCAAAGAACAGCAGAACCCACAGCCCTGAACAAGTGGCACAAATTGCGGCAAGCATAAAAGAGTTTGGCTTCCGCAACCCTATATTGGTAGACGGGGTAGGCATTATTGCTGGGCATGGCAGACTAATGGCCGCCCAAAAGCTAGGTTTAGACCAAGTACCCACTATTGATTGCTCTGATATGACTGAAAGCCAAAAGAAGGCTTACATCATTGCTGACAACAAGCTGGCTATGAATGCAGGGTGGGATAACGCTATGCTAACCATCGAAATGCAAGAGCTAGAGGATGAAGGCTTTGACCTTACTTTGCTTGGCTTTGATGATAAAGAGCTAAATGCCTTGTTACAGCCTGAAATTGTAGAGGGGTTAACAGATGAAGATGCCGTACCTGACACGCCATTAGAGCCTAAGACTAAGCTAGGCGATGTATATATCCTTGGAAATCATAGACTTATGTGCGGTGATAGCACAAGTATTGATGCAATAGAAAAGCTAATAGATGGCAGACCCGTAGATATGTGGCTTACCGATCCACCTTACAATGTAGCACTTGGCATGAACGAAACCCCCGAGGAAGCCAAAAAAAGAAACAGAAGAACTGATGGTTTGATAGTGCAAAATGATTCTATGGGTGATAAAGAATTTAGGCAATTTTTAACCGATTGCGTAACTGCGGCAGATAGCGTAATGAAGGCTGGAGCAGTATTTTATATATGGCACGCTGATTCCGAGGGATACAATTTTAGAGGTGCTTGCCAAGATTCGGGTTGGAAAGTACGCCAATGCCTTATTTGGAAAAAATCATCTCTAGTTATGGGAAGGCAAGATTACCATTGGATGCATGAACCTTGTTTATATGGGTGGAAAGAGGGTGCGGCACATTTATGGGCTACCGATAGAAAACAAACGACCATCTTAGAGTTTCATAAACCATCTCGAAATGGTCAACATCCAACCATGAAGCCTGTAGAGCTATTTGAATACCAAATGCTTAACAACACAAAGGGTGGGGATATTGTGCTTGATAGCTTTGGTGGATCGGGGACAACCCTAATAGCGGCTGAAAAACACGGTAGGTATGCCCGAATTATGGAACTTGACCCTAAATACTGCGATGTCATAGTAAAGCGTTGGGAAGACTTTACTGGCAAGCAAGCCGTACTTTCGGAGTTATAAAATGGCTCAAGGAAAACAACATATACCGACAGAAGCTACCCAAGAGCAGGTTAAACGCTTGTCTGCGTTGGGTTGCCCTCATGAGGACATAGCTACAAGGCTAAAAATAAGTGCCGACACCTTAGTTAAGTATTATAAGGATGAATTAGACGAAGGTCGTATTGATGCTAATGCCGCAATTGCTGGCACATTGTTTAGTCAAGCTAAAAAGGGTAATACTGCGGCCGCTATCTTTTGGCTTAAAACGCGGGCTAGATGGAAAGAAACCCAAGTCAACGAGGTTACAGGCACTAATGGTGGGGATTTAAGGATAGCTTGGGCAGATGAGTAGCCCTATAAAGCTAAAATACCGCCCTAGAAGCGTTTTTGAGGACTTTCACGACCGTAAGGAGCGGTGGGCTGTAATTGTGGCTCACAGGCGTTGTGGCAAGACTGTGGCCTGTATTAACGACCTGATAGTCAAAGCCTTGCTAGAAAACAAACAGCACGCTCAATACGCCTATATTGCCCCTTTTTATTCCCAAGCCAAATCGGTAGCTTGGAGATATTTAGAACGCTTTTCAGAACCAGTCTTATCTAAAGCCAACCAATCCGAATTATGGGTGGAATTGATTAACGGGGCTAGGATTAGGTTATTTGGGGCTGATAACCCTGACGCACTTCGAGGAAATTTTTTGGATGGCGTAGTAATGGATGAAATGGCCGATATGAAGCCGTCTGTATGGGGTGAGATCATTCGCCCATTATTGGCTGATAGGCTTGGTTGGGCTACTTTTATCGGCACACCAAAAGGACACAACGCCTTTTACGATATATACAACGAAGCGACTAAAAAGCCTAATTGGTATGTAAAAGTGCTACGGGCAGATCAAACCAACCTTTTGCCACAATCTGAATTAGACGATGCCAAAGCTACGATGTCTGATAACCAGTACGAGCAAGAGTTTTTATGTTCCTTTGAAGCCGCTATTCTTGGTGCTTACTACGGCCAAGAGATGCGTAGAATCACGGACTTAGAGCGTATTACTACCGTGGATTATGACCCGATGTTTCCTTGCCATACCGCTTGGGACTTGGGATTCAATGACAGCACTAGCATTTGGTGGTTTCAGGTGGTATATGGTGAGATAAGGGTGCTAGATCACCATTCATCGAATGGCCAAGCCGTACCATATTACACAGGATTACTTGCTCAAAAAGAAGATGATTTTGGGTACAAATATGGTACTCATTGGCTACCACATGACGCTAGAGCTAAAACTATGGCAAGCGGTGGTAAAAGCATAATTGAACAAATATCTGCAAAAATTGACATAAAACATCTAAAAATTGTTCCAAACTTGTCAATTCAAGACGGAATACAAGCAACACGACTTGCATTAACTCGCACTTGGTTTGATAATAGATGTGAAGAAGGCATTGAGTGTTTACGACAATATCAACGAGAGTGGGATGATGATAAGAAAGTATTTAGGGATCGCCCAAAACATGATTGGACAAGCCACTCTGCCGA